GGTATAAAAAAGTTCATTTCTGAGCGAAACCGTTGTTTCAGTAACTATTTTTCTACACAATTTTTCCACCCTTTTTGAATTTTTTTCGCGCAGAAATTTTCAGCGGGTAAATTTTTTTTCTGGAAAAGATTGCCTTATGAGCGAAGTATATTGATGGTGATAATGATACGAAGTTTTGAGTATGTGCTGCACTGTATTGTACGTGCAGCACATATGTCGAGGGGTTGGCTGGATACCTAGTCGAAGATCATTACTACTTCATCTTCGTTGATGATAAAGAACGTATCGTCGAGTGCGTTGGTTTTTGTTTGTTCAGATTTGACAGCGGCGTTCCAGTTAGGCATAATGATATCGCCGACTTTAATGTATTGGCAATTGATTCCTACGGCTAGTACTCTTGCTTTGGTTACTTCATTTGGATCATTTCTAGTTAGCACTATACCGCCGTCGCTAATTTTTTCTTTTTCGAGCATTTCGATAACGGCATTTTTGTTGAGTGGTTTTACGAAGTGTGTCATATTAGTCCTTGTATAGTGAAGAGTATTTTCTAAGTTTTTGTTCTTTGTTGACTGATGCTAATATTAGGTTATCTATATTACAGATATTGAATTTTGAGTCTGATGTCATTTCTATCATACAGATAAGGTCGCCTATTTCTTCTTCTAGACTGTTTCTATTTGATTCTCCGTTCCATTCTGTATCGATACCGAAGCGGAATATTTTTGATATAGCTTGGATGACTTCGGCGCATTCTTCTTGTAGTATGAGTAGTAGTTCTCTTTCTTTATCTGTCATATTAATCTCTGAGTAGTTTAGGTGCTGTATCGCCATCGTGAACGAAGTCTTCGGCTATGATGTATGGGTTATCTTTTAGAGGTAAGATTCTGTTGTGTACTAGTACATTATCTTCATAGAAGTTTATTAGGTATCCTGTTGGTGTATCTAGTATTTCTGATCGTTTATTATTGTTATGGAATGTTCTTTGTTTCATGTTATTCCTATATTATCATTTTAATGAATTGGTTTAGTATAACTCTATTGGTAGTTCTTTGTTTTGAGAACTTAGCAAAAGAGGTAGCTAGACCTCGAGTTGTTGCATTTTGGTTTAGTGTTAGTTCTGTTTCGTCTATATTGAGACCTTCCGCGCGTAGTAGGTAATATTCATCGTATCCTGAGTTGGTAATTATTTTATAGTTATCGCGTTTAAATTCTGTTCTTACTTTATCTATTTGAGAATCTGGGAACATATAATCTATTACTCGGCTATTACGTTTATTCACGACATAGAATCCTACTACATTGCATTGAGTGTTATATTTAAGCATTCTAAGGAAAGCTGTGGTAATGGCTCTACCGTCGTACGGATTTTTAATAGTTTCCTGATACTTAGATTTTGGGTCTCGTATGATGAGAGATTTTGCTCCCATATTTCTGTCGTATGCATCGAATTTTCTGTCGCCTGTTCCTATACGGTTAACGTTGTGTTCGTCTTTATAATGAATATAGCATGATTTATCCGAGTCTCCATCAGTAAGGAATACTGAGTTAACTATTTCCAGTTTATAGTCTTTTTTAAATGTTGGTATAATATGCATTGCTGTAACAATAGCGGCATTAAGTGGTGTAGAGCCAAGTGCTAGTGCCTCTGGCACAAATCTCCACAAACCTATATTTTTCGATATTTCCAGCAGAGATTTTACTGCGAAGTTAAATTCTGTGTTGGTCATTTTATTTGATAGCATGTTGACCATATTAACATTCGAGAACATTTCCAGATCGCCGTCCTTCGGTATTTGTGGTGTTGTATGGTATCTATTTGTGAAGGCATATACTTCATAAGGAATATTCACTTGTTTACAGAAGAGCACCAGATTTAGCAATTGTTTAACTGTATTGTGTAGATTATCCTGCATTGATCCCGACCAGTCCAGGAACAGTACTAGCCCATGAGATTTTCCATTTGGTACAGTTGTAAGTTTTTTGAATATATCTTCGTTGAATTTATATGAGTATATGGTATCCATATTAATTTCGCCGGTTTTAGCTATAGAGGCACGTTTAAGTTGTTGTGCATTTTTTTTCAGTTCAAACTCTTTGACTAGGTACGACACCACTTTTTTGGAGTCTGTTCTAAATTCCTGATAAAGAGTTTCCGTCTCTGTTGCCATTTTTTCGTGGTTTTTATATTGAGGGTGTGTTGTTATTTTATGGTGTTCATATTCTGCCCATGCTTCGTGGTAGTTGATTATTAGTTTTTTCGGATTAACATATGGTACATTACCGTAGTAGTATTCAATATTATCCTCCGAGAACAATTGGCTTTGATTTTCGCGCAGAGCCTTATCGGTATTAGATTCTATTTCTCGTTGATCGGGGGTATCGCCATGGCCATCTTCATCACCATCAAACTCTTGGTTTTGTTCTATGTCTGGATTTTGTTTCTCTTCTATAAGGTAATCCATGACATTTCTAGTGGTAGTTAGTACGTCTTGGATAGTTTCTGTCGCGATTATTTCTTCGATTAGATCTTGTTCTGTATTATTGGTAAAGTATATACCAGAGGCAACACCGAGTTTAAAGTACATATTAGCTCTATCGATAAAGTTTAGTTGACCTAGATCGATATTTTCTGTATTGAAGAAATTTCTATCTATTAAGTCTTTGTACCCTATGATGAAGGGTTGTTTTAGGCCAGGGTATTTGGCTTTCATTTTCCTTTCGATTCTGGCATCTTCTATGACATTCATGACTGAGAATGTTAGTTCTTGATCTTGGCATTGTTCAAGTAGTTCTGGTGGTGTGAACAGTGCGTGGCCGACTTCATGTCCCATAAACAGATCATATAGTTCTGGTGCTATATTATCGTCTAGAATAGGAACTGTTAATACACGACTAGCCACATCGAATGATGCTGTGCGGGTTTTTCTTTGTTCGACAATAAGGTTTTCTGTCGCCATTAATTTGGCAAGGATAGATTTGGACTGTACTAATTTCATATATCACCGTTAGTTTCATAATGTATGACATATTATACCACTAAAATTAGTACATGTCAAATTTTACGGTAATATATTTGGAAAAGCTTCTTTAACGAATGCGTAGTCTAATCCTGGCACACCAAGATCTTTGTTAAAGATACCCATCACAACTTCTGCTTCTCGTGGTTCTATAGCTTCTAGAAATTGTATTAGCAGCTCTTCTCGTCTATCGGGTGTTAGTGCTTCTGCTTGAGGATGTCCTTTTTGGAACAGGTATAGTCTACGCATTTCCGTAGAGAGTTGTGTTGCTGACATACCGGGAATAGTATCAACGGGTGTATATTTTTCCGGCACTTCTTTGATCAGCCATTGATGATCTGGGTGATAAGCGAGGGTAAACACATCTACCAGTGTTTTAGATAGATTTTTTTCTACCACCTTCATTTTGGCGTTATGTGTTAGTGCTGCTTCGATTTCGTCTAATACTTCGTATATATTCTTCATTAAAATTCATCCAATGTGCTGATTAAGTTTTTAAGTTTGTATTGGACCATATATTCCAATAATTTTTTTCTTGGTGCTGGTTTAGTATCCTCATAGCAGGATATGATATTTTGTTTAATATTTTGTGGTATAAATGACAAATCTATTAACTGTTGGTTTCTTATATAGTTGTTTTTTTGTGTATCGTCTTCCCAATCTGTATGGTTTTCGTGTAGTAATTTTTCCAGTATACCTTTTGTGACGGATTTTTGTTTTATTTCCATAACGAATGTATCGCTGGGGGATAATATATTTGGTATACCATCACCGCTATCACCGCGAATAATTTTTTCCTTTAGTTCCAGAGTAGGGTTTTCTGATTTCAGGAACTTTTTTTGCATTGGTGAATATTGTTTAACATTTTTATAGCTGTGCAGTTGTAGAAAGTCGCCATCGCCGGACAGTATTAGTATTTTTTCTGATGGTGCGTGTCTAGGCACTAATGTTCCTATAATATCATCTGCTTCGGCCATATCCACTTCGATAACTTTGTATGGGAAATAGTCTTTTAGTTCTTGTCTAAACTTTGACATCATTTCGAATACAAGTTTCCAATCGAGGTCTGATTTATCTCTAGTTTTTTTTCGGCAAGCTTTATAGTATGGGAACTCTTCTCGTCTCCAATAGGTTTTATTATCGCAGCAAATAACGACTTCGCCATAGGATTTAAAGTTTTTCACATGTCCGCGTATCATATTAAGCACCATGTACCTAATATCATTTTCTGTGGGTTTTTTGGTGTTCTTAGCGGATATTTGTGGCATAATGCCGGATATTAGTATCTGGTTCAGGTCAATTAATAAGATAAATTACTCCTCAAATATAGATTCAAAAAATATGTCGGACGTGGTGGTTTTTCTGCCGATGACTCCATAGAAACCGCATTTGATTAGGTGTTCTAGGTATATGACAGGATCACCTAGTATAGCATCAAATGAGTCTTCTATGATTAGGTTACCATCTTCGCTATGTTCTAGGAATACAATTTCATAGTTTTTTCCAATTTTAGATCCGCCTACAGATTCACCAGGATCTTTGTATGTAAATGTTTCTATGTGTGTATGGTCTTCGAATTCTTCGTGAGGCGAAAAGATAAATCCATCGTACGGTATTTCCGCTAGTTCTCTTATTTTTTCTAGTAGACTCATACTGCTCCTATAATTTTACGTGAATTAATATTATATATAATATGTTGGTATATGTGCCTGAGTTATGAGGATATTCTTGACACTAATAGTTAGAGTTTATTCTTGATGTGTGATTTATGGATTCGGCAGCTAATTTGTCCGTTATAAAATTCGTCACTTTCGAGGACTTTTAATAGGAACTGCTCGCTGGCCTCTCTATACGTACACTCAGCCTTTGACGAACAATAGAATATTATCTCACGAGTGAAATTTTCTTCTCCGAGTAGTTTGACATCATTTTGCAATTCTATTGATGAAGACCAATAGTTTTTCCAGTCGGATTCTACTTGTTTCTTCACCTTCTTCTTTTTCTTGACACCAGATTTAAGTGTTATAGTTTTAATGGATGTTTTGGTGAAGTGTGATAGCTTCTTTCCTATATATTTCCTGTTGCTAGTCAGGTTTGTTATAAGATACACAAACCCGACACAATCAGGAA